CAACGCCGGAGGTATGACCGAGCTTTACCTTGACTCGGGCACATACGTTAAAAGTTTTTATTCGGTTATGTTTCAGCCGTCATCGGTAAAGGTCAAAGTAATGCAGGCAAAAAATGCCCGGCTCCATCATAGCGTTAATTGGAAAACGACAGTCCCTTTGATTTTGTCCGAAAGGCACAAAAAACTATGAGTTGCAGCAAACGAGGAGCTCAACAAGCTCCTTCCAATGCTTTGGCCGAGTCGAGCTGTTATCGACAAAAAGGCGATTGGCCTCATGTGCAAACTCGTCTTTTGACAGATTCTGGTGCGCCTCACAAAACTCAACCGCAAATTCTCTCTCGGATGAGGACAGTCGGAGAAAAATCTTTTTTAAATACGGGTGAGACTCGTAACTTTTAAACTTCAGTAAGCGGGCGTTCATAATATGATAATAACACAATGCGTTAGAAAAGGAAAGCATGGCTAGACCGCGTAAGGTAATCGACCCGAAGCTCGTCCAGGACCTAGCCTCAATTGGCTGCAAAACGACAGACATCTCCCGTATTGTAGGTGTGAGCGTTGACACGCTTGATCGTCGTTTTGCGGCGGAAATTGAGAAAGGGCGGGCCAACCTCCGCACCAGTCTAAGACGCTGGCAGCTTGAGGCAGCTAAGAAGGGCAACGTCGCCATGCTAATCTGGTTGGGTAAGCAATACCTCGAACAGACTGAGAAGGTCGAGCAGGTGCAAGAGATCACGGTCAGGGAAACGCTTACACCAAAACAGGTTCAAGAGATTATTGAGGCCGACCCCTTTTTGCTCAAGAGTAAAACTGAGACTAAATGATTTACAACCCGCACCCGGAGATTGAGCGCATCGCTAGAGGGGTCAAGAGGCTTCACGAAATGTGGACGCCTCATCCTGCTCAGATTCAAATCGGACGCGCTCTCATCGGTGAGCACGTTAAAGACGTATTCGCTCAGTGTGGTCGTAACCTTGGAAAGTCTGAGCTTACAGCCTACCTCATGTGGCGGTGGGCATGGACCTATCCTGGAAGCGAGAACTACTACTTCAGCCCATTCATGAAGCAGTCCAGGGAGATTATGTGGGCGTCGAGAAGAATGCAGACCCTTGGACCTGAAGACTGGATCGAGAAGATCAATGACCAAGAGATGCGGATTACCTTCAAGAACGGCTCTTGGTTGAAACTTGACGGCTCAGACAACGTAGAGGCCTACCGGGGCGTTAAGCCTCGTGGGCTGACCGTATTCGACGAGTTCAAGGACTTCCGGCCTGAGTTCTTTGACGCTTACGACCCAAACCGCGCAGCTCACGACACCCCACTCTTCATCATCGGTACTCCTCCTGAGTTCGAGGGCCAGTTCACCGAGATCGCAGCCTCATGGGCTAACGATAAGACCAAGCGGTTCTTTAAGTTTCCAAGCCACGAGAATCCTCATATTTCACGTAAATGGTTAGCCGATAAGAAGACTGAACTCTACGCTAGGGGTGAGGGCGACAAGTGGGAGCGGGAATACCTAGCTGAGTTCGTTCGAGGAGGATCTAAGCGCATCTTCCCGATGCTAAAAGAGGCCATGATTATTCCACACGCTCAGCTCCTCCAATCCATCGAGAAGGATAAACGCAAGCTTGAATGGTTCTGTTGGGCTGACCCTGCTGGAGCGTCTACCTTTGCCGTTCTGTTCGCCGCTATCAATCCATACACAAGGCACGTCTACTTCTTGGATGAGATTTATGAGCAGCGTCAGGAAGAGATGACCGTTCAGAAGATCGGCGCTAGAATCATGCGCATGACCAAGGAGCTTTATCCTGGTGAGTGGCGCTTTGGTTACGATGAGGCTGAGGCATGGTTTAGGAACGAGATGCTAGAGCATTTCGATCTTTCCTTTGAGCCTACGCAGAAAGCCAAGAACGATAAGACTAGCGGTTTATCTTTGCTCAAGGATATCATGCTAGCAAACAAGCTGACCGTTTCGAGCAGATGTCAGAAGCTGTTCTGGGAGCTAGACAATTACCGCAAAGATGACGAAGGCAGGATCATCAAGAAGAACGATCACCTTATTGACGATGCGCGCTACATATTGTCTGCAGCTCATTACTCTCTGAATGAAACGGTAGAAGTTAATAAAGAAAAAGACCCGATGTTTAGGGGCGCAAGGATTGAAGATGATTTCCCCGGCTTTAATGAAGTCGGTGAACCAGTAGACGAATGGGGAGGTTCTGAATGGTAATGCTGACGGGTGCTGTAATGGCTATCGCGATTGTGCAAATTGCTTGTGTCTTGGGCCTTTTCTGGGGCCTAGTCGAGCTAAGGGCTATGCAAAAAAGCACTCATTCCGTACAGTTGATTCCAGCCGACCAGAGCTTCCAGCGCATGACCGATGAAGTGAAGGACGCGCTTGGAAAAGAACTCTTCGATAACGTGGGATAACGGGGGCATCTAAATGGATCAGTTCTACAGCTTCGACGACATGAATGAGCAGCAATACAACAAGCCTGCTCGCCCTATCTATGAACTTGATCTTGATGACCCAAAGAATGAAGACGCTATCCTTCAGTGGCTGAAAGGCGAGAAGGACTACCTCCAAGAAGATGCCCGTGACCGAATTCGTGTCATGCGTCGTAACCTTGCTCTCTATAAGGGTATCCAATACCAAGAGCTTGAGACCCGTATTGATGCACGCGATCGGGCTGCTGACCGCTCTCAGTTCCTTCGGAAGGTCGTCGCTAATCATCTGTATGACCTGACTAAGAACCGTGCTTCACGCTTGGTTAAGTTTCGTCCTGCAGTGGCTATTATGCCGACTAATGATGAGCTGGAAGATAAGCTCGCTGCTAAGTCCTGTAAGATGCTGCTCGATCATATCTGGTATGAGAATGACTTTGAAGGAGTCATGCAAACTCAGCTTGCTACCTATGCTCAGATCATGGGCGAGGTTTACTGCTTTATCCTTTGGGATGAAGACAAGGGCGATTTGTCTCCTGCCTATGTAGAAGCGAAGAAGCGGTCTAAAGAAGGCCGTATTCCTATGCTGGATGAGAACGGCCAGCAGGTGCAGGACCCTAACGGTAACCCTATCTTCGTCGATAAGGCTGTTCGTATTGGGGACGTAGACTACAAGATCGTCCTTCCTATGGATGTCCTGCTTCAGAAGAAGAAGAAGTGGGAAGACGTAGACTACTGCTTCCAGGTGGACGTGATTTCCACAGATGCTCTGAGAGCTAAGTATCCAGACCTAGCTGCTAAGATTAAAGATCAAGACGTTCAGGTCTATAACTACGAAAAGATGCAGCTTGAGAGCACCAAGCGGGAAGCCTTGGTCTATACGTTCTGGCATCGCCGCTCGACTCAGATGGATAAGGGCCGGAAGATTGTCTTCACTGGCGAGACCATCCTTGAAAATACTGAGTATCCGTTCTCTCACTCGCAGCTTCCATGTATCCGCTTCACGGACCAAGACCTGCCTGGTGAGCTACATGGGATGTCCTTCTATGAGCAGATCAAGGGTCTGACCGGAACCTATAACAACCTGACGAATATGCTCATCCGCAATATCGTCATGGTGTCTCATCCTAAGTGGTATGTGCCTGCCGGAAGTGTGTCGCTTGATCGCCTTGGTAATGATATTACCATCGTTCAATACAAGGGACCGACACCCCCTCAACTTGCTACTGCTCAGAGCGTTCCTGCTGACGTATTTTCGTTCCGCGATAAGCTGAAAGAGGAGTTCCAGCAGATCAGCGGCGTCTTCGGCGTGTCCCGTGGTGAGCCGCCTCCCGGTATTAAAGCAGGCGTAGCCCTTCAGTTCCTGTCTGAGCAGGAGTCTGAGCGTTACAATGAGCTAGTTCTTAAATGGAATGAAATGGTTAGGCAGATAGCTGAAATGACCATAGCCGTGGCTGGAGACTATTACGACCAGTCTGACAGGCGCATGGTCCGTATCCTTGGGAAAAATAACGAGTATATGACCGAGTTCTTTAAGGTCAGCGCTCTTGAGAAGGATTACGATATTCGCGTTCAGAATAGCTCAGCCCTGCCAAAAAGCGTTGCAGCCCGTACTCAGACACTCCTTGACCTGTCTGAGCGGTTTCCTGACCAGTTCACGGGTGAGCAGGTTATCGAGATGCTGGACCTTGCTCAGAGCGATAAGTTCACCGATGCGGCTACCGTATCTGTCCGTACCGCTGAGGCTGAGAATGAGAAGCTCTATGAGGTAGAAGAGCCTGAGGATATGGCTCCTGCTGACTTTGAGAACCACATTCTGCACTGGAAGATCCACACCCGTCAGATGCAGGAGTTCCGCTTCAAGTACAAAACCAGCCCTGAGATTCAGGAGCGGTTTAAGGACCATGTGCTCGCTCATGAGATGCTGATGGTTGAGCAGGCTAAGCGGTCCCCAGGGTTCGCTGAACAGCTTGGACAGCTTCCCATGTTCCCGATGTTCTTCACTCCTCCTGCTCCTCCGGCAATGGCTCCAGAAATGCCTATGCCTGCAGAAGCGCAGCCAGTCTCGGAAGGTATGGCTCCAATGCCCGGTCTTCCAGTAAACCCTATGGTCGGCGGGGAACCTCAACAGCCGACTCTTGAACCTCAACTCCCGATGGAAGCTCAGCAGGCTGGCGGCATGATGCCTCCTGTAGAGCCGACCAAGGGCATTTAAGACAAGGAAACTAGATGGAAACTAATGCCGCACCGTTTTCTGGAGATACCGCGCCTGCAGCGGAGCCTATCGTTTTAGGAGGGGGGGAATCCCCCGCCTCTTGGGACGAGCTGGAGTCTGTTACTAGCAAGCCTAAGCAAGAGCCTAAATCCGAACCGAAAGAGTCAACTAAGAAGGCTAAAGAAGATAAGCCTGAAGAGAAAGAGGAAAAGGTTGAGGCTTCAAAAGGAAAAGAGGCCAAGGCTCTTGAAAAGTCTGACGCCCCTGCCAAACTATATAAGTTGAGAAGTGGTGAGACAGAGTTCGACGTGGCTGCAGATGCTCTCGTCCCCGTCAAAGTTG